CCCCCTTCCACCTTCTACTTAGTAGAGGTCAAACCGTACCTTAGGAGCCATCATGACTGACTTACTGTTCGATAATGGAACGTTTCAGGCCTACCTTGAAGATGAGTGCGAACTCTTCTTCATGTTCGGTGATGAATACGCTTTCAACGTCGCGCAGCTGTCTGACTTTTTGGCTTTTCTAAGGCGTTTTGGACTCACTTTGTAGTCGATGAAAGGGGTCCTTGTCGAAGATAGATGGAGTTGCTATGGCTAGACTAAACCCTGAAATTCGACCGTTTGGCGTCATTCCTTGGACTAGGCTTGCCACTGACGGGACCTTTACTACCGGCAATTTTACTGCGTCATCCTTCGGGATGTATCAGTATTATCGCTCGTGGTATGGTTCCGTCACGGCTGGCTATAAATCCTTGAAGCGACGTCAACGGATGAAGCTCACGTGTTTAGATCACAGCTATAGCATACTCCAATGCTCCGGCGTTCCTTATGCAGAGCGGCAGACAGTCTGGTACCCTAACGGGTCCGTGATTGTCGCCACTTACGACATATCGAATTCCGTCATCCTGCTATCTTCACCGAGTGTTGCACACCTAGGAGAGGCGTACAACTCCGCCCGGGCGCGTCTGGCCGAAAAGGTCAATAATATGTCGATAAATCTTGCGCAAGCCTTTGGCGAGCGCAGACAAACGGCAGATTTGATGATCTCAACGGCCAGTCGAGTTGCCGAGGCTGCTAGGGCATTACGCCATGGCAGACTTGGTGATTTCACTCGTGCTCTCTCTCTGTCCAATGTAAGCAAGTCCGCGTGGAAAAGAGTCCAAAAGACTCCGATCGACAAAAGACTCGCCCATCACTGGCTAGAGTTTCAGTACGGGTGGAAACCGTTGCTCCAGGACCTCTACGGTGCAGCAGAACTCTTAGCTCAGCACTCGCAAGAGCGCTATACTACGAGTAATACCGGCACCGCGTCGTCTCGGAGCGTGTACTTCGATAAGGGGTCCCCTGGCTTCTCGCCAGAGACTCTTTCACGAGTCAATACGCGTACCAAGCTCAGCTTGACATACGCTATGGATTCCGCATCGAAGGCTGGTCTAGCGTCCACTGGCATCTCCAACCCTGCTCTACTTGCATGGGAACTTTTGCCGTATAGTTTTGTGGTGGACTGGTTTGTCCCCGTCGGCAACTATCTCCAGGCGCTTAACGCGTTTTCTGGATTTGTGTTTGTCGACGGGTGGCAGGTCAGCTCAACACTGAAGAACTATCAGCAAACTTGGTATGGGAACACTCCGAAGACTTGGAATGGCGCAGCTTATGTGCAAACGTCTCTTCGTGGATCTGCCGTTTACCAAATGAGACTCTATAATCGAACGAAGCTGACTGCCCTACCGGGCGTCGGCTCTCTTTCTTTTAAGAATCCCATTGGTGGCGATCCAGTCGAGCGTTTCGCGACGGCTGCATCCTTGCTTCGTGTGCTCTTTAAGTAGATACCACAACCCCGTGATCTTAGATCACATTTCTTGAGGAAACTCACCCAATGGCTGCCCAAGGCACCCTTGCGCTTTACGATGGTCAAGCGACACCAGTGTTGAAGAACTTCACTGCGAACGGTTCCTACGCTCAGTCTACCGGAGGGCAACTAGCCTTCTGGATGGACAAGGCGTTGGGAATCGCCATCGGCTTTCCGGCGATCACCCTCCTTGTGAGGCAATCGACGGCCAAGACCGATGTTCGCAAGAAGATCGTTCTGCCGACTTTGGAAGTCATCTCTGGCTCCGATGGGGGTTACACCCCGTCGCCCAAAGTGGCGTACAACGTCGTGTCGGACGAGTCCTTCACACTTCCGGCGCGCTCAACGACAGCAGAACGCAAAAATGTCCTCGCTTTCAGCAAGAACATGAATGCGGACGCTGTCATGCAGAACGCCGTGTGGAATCTCGAACCCGTTTGGTAAACACATTTAAGCCGGCCTAGCCGGTAGAAAAGGCTTTTTATGAACCTAGTTCTAAAAACACGCATAGCCGCTTTCCGTTCTGATTGGGAATCAGAAAGTAGCGGTTCCATCATTCGGCCAATCTTGGTCGTTGTTGGGCACGAGCAGTCCCGTAAACCTATTGTTCAAGAGTTCAAGTTTAAGTCTTGGGTCGAACCTCGCGGTTCAGATCCTGACGCTTTCACTCTTGACAAGAAAGTCTATGAGGCGTACTCGTGCTTGCGCGAGTCCTTGCTTGTGTTTATCACTGTGGCCCAGTTTCGCGCGGAAGGTTCACACAAGATCGTCCTTACCTTTCTCGAACGTCTCTGGAAGGAATACTCGCTGAGAGGCGAGGATGTTCCCGACGGAGACTACTTGAAACACGGTAAGTGCTTTCTTGAGTTGGACCTGAACCGTGAGCCTGGCGACAGACTTGCCATAGTTTCTTCCATTACGGAGGCGCTATGAGCAAGAAGAGAGAGGCTGCATCTGGTCGCGGAGCCAAAGGGGTTGATCCCTCTTTTAAACTCCGAGGTCTAGATGCAGGATTCCTCCTTTCTCGTTTGTCTTCTGGTAACCAGTCTCGGCTTGCAGATCAGGTGCGCAAACACGTCGCGGCGGGAGAGTACAAGAGCATCGCTGCTCTTAAGCTCGATCATCGCGACTACGATTGCGCTAACTGTTTTGCAGCCGACTATCTCCTTTGCAACTTTGTCAAAAAATTCCAAGACTTTGATCTCGGAGTTGACAGAGAACAAGCCGCCTTTGGAAAGTGGCTTGCTGCAGAAGAGAGCTGTTTGCACTCCAACTTCTTTTTCAGAGAATTGATGTCGGGTGGTAATCCCTTCCCATCCCGCGTTGTCGAGGTATTGCACCTCGCGCAGCGGAAAGTACATCAGATCCTTGGAGAAGTGAGTTGGGGTGAGATCCGGAAGAACTGTCGGTTCGGCCCGGGGTCTGATTTGTCCACGGACGGCCAGTATACGTCGTCCTATAACAAATACAGAACTCCAGGTTCTGCTACGCCGTGGATCTCTCCTATCTTCGCTGATCTATTTAGCGAGGATAATCGAGAAGATTTCCTTCATAACGCAGAGTTTGTGAAGGGTAACCGGCTTTCCTTCGTTCCAAAAACAGCCTTGATCGATCGTGCGATCTGTGTCGAGCCTCGGTGGAATATCTTCCTCCAGCTCGGCATAGGACAATCGATCGTAAACAAACTCCAGAACTACGGCCTTGACCTAACAGACCAAGGTCGTAATCGGGAGCTTGCTCGGCTGGCCCACGTCTTCGGTTTGGCAACCGTCGACCTCTCCAGTGCGTCAGACACAGTAAGTAAAGGACTTGTCCTCTACCTACTGCCTGACGACTGGAGTGATCTAATCTTTAAAAGCCGCTCTCCGTTTACACTCTACAAAGGTGTATGGAGGCAGCTTGAGAAGGTTAGTTCAATGGGTAATGGATACACGTTTCCGTTAGAGTCTCTTATATTCCTTAGTATTTCTGAGGCAGTCTGTGACTACCTCGGCGTACCAAGATGTGTCGGAGTCTTTGGTGACGACCTAGTCGTTCCAACTGATGCACTTTCCCTTCTCACTGAGGTTCTATCCTACTCAGGCTTCTCGGTTAATCCCGATAAGTCTTTTGGGGCTGGAAACTTTCATGAAAGTTGTGGAAAGGACTTCTTTAACGGAGTTAACGTGCGGCCTTTCTTCATTAAGAAGAAGGTTTCGTCTATACTCGACTACATGACTCTTGCGAATCAGATAACAGAGTACGCTCAGCGCCTCCCTGAGGTCGCTAAGCAGCTCGGTTTGAAGAAACTGCGAGATGAAATAGTCGAAGCCATCCCGGCCAGAGCTCGTGCTTTCGGTCCGATTGGCTTGGCTGGTGTAATTCATTCATCATTTGATGAATGTCGTCCCAATCATGCTCCGCATGGTTGGGAGGGATATCTCATTAGTGGCTGGGTCCCAGTTGCCTTACGGCATATGGGCAACAGCTACTATGGACATCTTTACTCCAAGCTTAGTGACGACGTCGACTCGGGGAATGGATTTACCGTCCGAAACTCGATTAGATGGCGAAGAAGGGACACGTACGTGCCAACGTACGGTGACTTCTGCTGGGTCTAACCTAGCGTTCCTTGCTTAGCAAGCGAGGTGGATGGCTTTGCCATTAAATGGAAAAAGCGC